CAGTACTCAGCCTTAGTTGTAGAGATACCAGATGGATACCACTCACTATTATTGTGAGACCAGCATACAGTTTCTATATATAAGTTACCAGTGTTCTTCCATTTAAGGTCTGTCTTAACCTCAATGGTTTTACCACTAGTTAGTAGTTGATTAACGAGGGACTCGCCTTCGTGCCCAACTGACAAGTCTAAATCAAAGTCAGATAGTTTTGACATCATACTCCCTAAATTCTGTTATAGGTACACGCCATCCATTTATATAACTATCATAGTATTCTTCTTTAGTAAACTGTTCTGGCTTTATGTAGCCAAAAATTTCTATCTCAGAATAATATTCTGTGTCTAAACATTTAGTTCCAATAATAATTCTACCCCTATCTTTACCCCAAAAAGGAATACTAGTTTGAGTTCTAATAGACCTAACCTCTATGTTATTTCCTACATCAGATATTGGATACCGTTTAGTATGCAATGCATTTGGATACCAAGGTGTATTCCATCCTAGATTATATTGTTTTGCTACTGCCCATTCACATACATTAGCCCGTATGTTTGCATTTATTTCTGGCTCTAACTTGCCATCTAACTTACCTTGTGCATAGTTAGGTTTATCTTTAGAACCAAACTTAGTAAGCCAGCGTTCTACTGCTAGTAGAGTACAAACTCTTACTTCATCTTTACTCAGGTTGACTATAGTAGACATCATTAAATACAGAGGCTGGAACAACTGTCTTACCAATTATTCCGTGTTTACTTCTGTATCTATTCCTTTCTTCCATAGTAGTTCCTGCCCACAATCCGTGAACTAGGTTGTCGATTGCATAATCAAAGCATTCGATTCGTACTGGACAAGTCTTGCACATTTTTTTAACATAGTCAAGATTCTGAAAGTTACCTCGTTCTTCAGTAAAAAATATTTCTACATCAATACCAGCACACGCTGGTGTTTGACTAAATCTCATTATCCTCCTGTTGAGTAGAAGCCACTTCCTTTGAAGTGCACTGGTGTGGAGGACCATATACGAACCATTAAGTTTCCGCAAGAGGCACAAAATGGTGCAGCAGAATCATTTGTTTCTACTACTACCATACATATCTTGCATTCAAAATCATAGAAAGGCATTAGTCACAATCCATTCCGTGGTCGTCTATTGGTGTAGGTAAAGTGACTAGTGAACCACAGTCTACGCACTCACCATCTAGGAAGTAAAAGCAAATCTCTCCCATTTCAAAGGCTACTATAGCAGTAAATAATTCTGAACCACATACACATATATCCCCAATGGGATGGCCTCGTAAATCCATAGCCTTAGTATAATCTTTTTTAAATAAATCTTTTATTTCTTTAGGATTCTGTTCGGTCATCATCATCCTCAGTTTTAGTTTCAACTGTATCTGTATCTGTGTATGTTCTCCAACCGCCTAGTATTCTGGTTAAAGAATTAATTGCACGTTCAACTCGTTTTCTTGCACCATCTGCAGAAGTATTTAATTCCTTTGCTAGGTCATTCCACTCGCAGTTTTCCATTGTAAACCGCAGCCTTAAAATATTTTGCTTTGCCTCTGCCAATTGATTGAATGCTTTTTCTATATCTGACCGTAAGACTAGCCAATTGTTTCCGTCTGTAACTTCACCTTTACCAAACTTAAAGTTAAGGTCTTTGATTTTACTAGGCAGTTCATAACTACCTGCAATAATAGATGGCAAGAACGCCTCAATAACTGAGGCGTCATAGTAATAAAGGTCGGCTAGTTCATAGCCAACCTTGGCAGATTTTTCTTTTTCACAATAAGTTATTGCTGCATTACGCAATGATTTAGCAATTAGTTTTTCTTTATCTTTGGCTGGTAACTTAGACCACTCTGTATATTTAATTGGATGGGTAACAAACCACATCCATAATGTTTGCCTGATATCCGCAGGCTCAAGCATAGGATATTTTCTGAAGTATTCGGAGGCAAGGGAGGATACAAGCAACTCATACTCTTGTACCCACGCCTCATTCACTGTTTAATCAGCGCCTTCCCATTGCCCTCTTTGTACCAATAGTCCGATTATAGCGTAGTTAGCCAGGTCTATAAGGGTATCTTCTATACTCTCATAGTTCGGCGTGTTTCCTTTATCTACTAGGTTATTTAGTCTTGCTAACTTGTCGTGCATCCTAACTCGTAGTCCATTCATAGCCCCGCCTGGAGCGTGGGCTATATTTAATGGGCCATAATCTTGTTGTTTCTTAAGTAAAATAGCAGTTAATTCATTTGTAATTGTATCTATATCACCTGGATTCTTCATCTAGTATCTCCTTAATACTGGTATCAAATTGTTCCATTGCTGATAGTACTTGTATTTCATCTGTAAACTGNTGACCTTCACCTATGCTGCTNGCATAAATAACTGTGGCTAGCAGTGTAAGCATTCGNTTGGCTGTNTCTGTTTCTTTATCTATCTCTATATAAATATCTCGTAGTGCATTAAGTATATCTAGTCCTTGNCCATCTGAGATTGCCATACCAACCATACGNTTATTTTGTCCTACAAAATCCCAGAAGTCTTCATCACTCTCCCANGCATTTTCTAATTCGCTCATCTATCCACTCCTTTCCTTCTTGAACTATGATGCTATTAACATCGTGGCCTTCTGGCATTTGTAATAGATTAACATTAGGTAGTTCTCTACTTAACTTCTTACCAAACTCAAGCCCTGCATTATCTCCATCCGCTAATACAATTACTGTTTCAAAATCATCTAGTATTTTTCCATAGTATGGCTTCCAGTTATTTACTCCTGGAATACCAATGGATGGATGATTAGTTTTGGCTGATAGTACTACTGTATCTAACTCACCTTCTGTTACACATATGTAGTTACCTGCTGTTAGTACTGCTTGTGCATTAAACATTGTAGTCTTAGCCCCAGGTACACCCATATACTTAGGTTCATCTGGATGGTTGTTAACACTTCTAAATCTCATATCAACTACACCTGATGGTGTAATGTATGGGATTGCTAATCTACCTTTATAACTCTCGTGACCTGGAAGAGCGTCTTTCACTATCCCCAGGTGAAACTTTTTCGCTTCGTCTACCGAGAGATGACGGGTTGAAAGATACTCCTCTGCTAGATGAATGTGTCTTGCGTACTCCTCCGCTGCTTGAAAGAGATATGTTCTCTGCGAATTTGATAGCCTCACTATATTTACCTCCCTCTTTGTACATTATTAAATCGTATACATCGCCTTTAACTTCACAACCAAAACATTTAAATCTATTCTCATCGTAGTTTATTGCTGCTGATGCGTGTTTGTCGCCGTGAAATGGACATTTCATTTTGCGCCAACCACTGCCCACGGCTGGCAGGGTGGCGCCTACATATTCTAGGTAGTCACCCACATTATGTTTGTCCATTAATCTTCCTTATTAGTTCTATCCAAAGTTTTGCTGGCATAGTTGCATACCATTCTCCTACATCTCCTTTGCCTATACGTTTATGTAATACTACACCTGTCCAAGCCTTATCGTTTTTAATTTCTATTTCTAACTCTTTTATCCAGGCAGATAAATCTAATCGTTTATGGTTCTTTACTTCTATAACTACACCATTAACTCCTGCTATATCTCCTTTATCTAAGTGAGCACCTGCAATTCTACGCTCTGCATAAGGGAACCATTTCTTTAACCAATTAACTACATCTCGTTCAGCACTGGAACCTTTTGCTTTGCGTGGATTGCTCATCCCAACTCCTGTTGTTGTGGTAGGTACCGAATCATAACATCATCTAGATGCATAGACTCAGGATTAAATGATAGAGTAACATAGTTATTACCTGTCTGGTCAGCCTTACCATAACGATTCTTAACTGGGGCTACACACAAAAAGTTATCATCTCCTTGTTTCATCTGCCCGATAGTTAATACCATTGCTGGTATTTGATTGACTAGACCTTGGATAGATGACCGTGATTGGCAAGGATAACCTTCAAAGCCTTCTTTGGTATGGTGCAATACAAGTACTGCTGCGTTTGTATCTCTGGCTAGATACTTAAGTTCTTTCATTGCTGCTCGCATACCTTGGAACTCTTCGTGTCCATCCATTGCTATATCCATTAAGTTATCTACAACTATAAGTGTAGGGCTTCTACCCCATACTGTTTCAAATGCAGACACCTCTTCATCTAAATCTTTTAATGTAGGTGTAGATTCAAATGACCAGAATAAATGGTTGTTTAGTAATAGTATTTCATTTGCTTTTTCTGGGTCTTTCTTTAATAAGTTTTCAGCCATTGCTTGACTCATATTACCTGCCATTGCAATTAAACGCATAGCCATAGTATGAGCATTAGTATCTGCGCTAAAGTAAAGTGTTGGTAATTTAGTTCTGGCTGCAATTGCTAGTGCAACTGATGACTTACCTGCACCTGGAGTGCCTGCTATTACTGTTACCTCTGCTCTGCGTAGTATGATTCCCGCTCTTTCAAATGCTTGAAAAGCAGGGGGCAATGGTTCGCCCCCCACTTCTGCTTTTTTGATTGAGCGTCTAAGTGTTTTCACTTAACCTGTTCTGGAACGAATGTGTTCCAGGCTGAGTCTGTTGTCTTTAGATAAACATTCTTGCATTTATCAAAGGCACCTTTTGGTGCTGGGCAGAAATAACCACGATACATAGAACCATCTTTACCTGTTCCTTGAATCGCTGTCATCTTTCCATGTGGACAATTGCGTCCACCAAGCGTAGTAGTTGAGTTATCTAGTGGTGTGATACTTGCGCCTAGTGCTGATGCAACTTGTCCTACTGTCATAGGTGCTGGTATAGAACCACGAATTGCTTTCTCTAGTTCCATTGTTGCTGATGTAATTGCATCTAATCCATTAGCAACTAAATGGTCTAAGTCTTCGCCGTGTTCTGCACGAACTGTTACTAAACTACCTGCTGCTGTCTTGATTGTGATGCTGATTGGTGCTTCTGAGTGAGACACTATTTGTTCTCCTGTTCGAACGGATAGGATAGACCTTTCTGGTCTCTCCACTTTCTTGCTTTCATTGCGAATTGTAAACCTTTAAAGCCTTCTTTAATATCTATCCACACTAACTTACAACTTCCTGTTCCTGCGGGTAGATGGATAATGATTGCTTTGTCTTTGTTTATTTCTCCCCAACTGCCACGGGTTGCCGTAGCCGCATCATACGGCAAGCCGTTGGCGTATATTGCCAACTGAATTGAGATATTATTTGGATGGTCTATTCGACCAGTCTTAATATCTGCAATAAATAACTCACCGTTATACTCAACAATTCTGTCTGGTGTGCCAGCAATTTTGTATTTATCTAGCACACTAAACTGTTCAATGAACTTGTTGTTGAGAATCTTAGTTGTTTGTTCATAGGCTTTGATGTCAGGCAAATACTCTGGTGGTATTACACCTAAGTCTTGTCCTAAATCTAATCGTTCTGCAAATGAATGTATGGCTGTACCTATGTTGGCTGCTTTGTTTGCACCTGCTACTTGCATAGCATCTTCAATCAAAGAGTTAACTGCCATCTTATCTTCTTGTGCTGCGCTAATAGATAGTAATATGTCTGGCCTGGTAGTTAAACCTATTGCTGCCATCCGCATTTTCCAGGCTACTAGTGCTGACGCATCATCTAATGAGTTAGCAATTGTAGTTGCTCTGGTATAGGCCACTGCTTTTCCACCTGATGGTGGAACTATTAATGGTCTACCATATCTATCTCTTTCTATTTCTACCTTTGCCATTACTCTCCTTTATGGGTTGCCCTGAGAAAGGAGATAGCCGAAATCAGGGCACCCAAGATTAGTATATCACATACTAGGCTTCAGGATAGGTAGACTCTACTGTAATATCATCTACCCATATATCACCATCTTCAGTAAGATTAATTTCAATATTGTTTTCAATAATCTCTTGTGCTGCCTCAGCATTAGGTGCTTCTATACCTGTAACTGTGGCTGTAATAGTAACTGTTGCTGACCAAGACTTAGTTAACTCTTCGCTACCTATATCTTTAAGTAGACTATTAACATCATCTACTTCAGCCACAATTTCGTGATGGTCTGTTTCATATCTAGCCTGAAAGAACTCTCTTACATCAAACTGAGCACTCTTTAACTTGCGTTCTACCTGTGCTAGTTCTAGTTTAAAAGCATCTTTCTCTTCTATTAATCTAGTAAGTGATTCATTGGTAAAGGTATACTTAGTATCTTTTACTTGAATAGATACCGTTGGTTCGGTACCATCTACCTCACTGTAATACATTGTCATACTATCTCCTATTCTTGTAGTAACCACGGTTCTAAGTGGTAACCTTCCACGATGGCGTGGGCAGGCGCTGAACTCTGGCCACGCCAGAGAACTCCATTAGGTAGTTCTATCATTCTATTGTAGCACTCTTCATTACACGCTGCAATAGCGGATATGCAAGGTTCTACCATAGATACTGGAACCATTGGATAATGGTTATGTTGTAAGTGTAGTTTAATTTGCCACTCTAAATCTGTATTAGAACTGGCTAGTTCTGTAGCAAAATTACTGCCCACTATTTATCTCCTTTGTTAGTTCCATATTATGTTGTAGTTTTAATTGATTAATAATTGCTTCTAACTTTGCAATTTTTTCAGCAGCAACTGTAGGTCTACTTCTAATACCATACTTCATTTTTTCTGCTGTAAAAATTTCTGTAAATTCTTCACGATGATTAGCAATAAGTTTTTGAACTGAATCATATTTTGCTTTTGCATAATTTCGTGTTGCTAATGGTGATAATTTTATTTGATTAATGTCAAACTCTACATCATTCATTAAACACCTAGCAATTCTAACGCTCTGGTCTTGATGTTATCACTAGCACCTGAGATGGCACGCAATGCTAAGTTCTTACCCTTTGCATTGTAGTCAGCCCATTCTATAACTGCTTGCCACATACCAAACTCTGTGCCTCGTATGTTCTCTTGTGTAGGAGAGGCAGCATAAATATTGAATGCTGTTTCTCTGGCTTGGATAGCACGAGTGTATTGTTTCTTTTCACCTGTAGATAAAAGGTCGTATCTAACTTCTTCTATCTTGGTAGGTAGTAAAAACACACGCTTGAAATAATTCTTTGCGTGTTCGTGGCTAGCCTCTTTGCTAAGTAATGTATCTGCTAGTGCTGTGTAATCAGTAGCCATATCATAACTTAGTTGAATGATATTGCTAATTTCTGATATAGATAACTGAGCGTTAGTTGTATGGCTCAACTGATAAGTATACTTGTTCTTGCCTTTGTATATCTTATTGATTTGATTCATACAAAACAAACGCTCAATGATTGGTCTGATGATTACTGAACTACTACCATCGTGGCTAGTTTTGGCCAGTAAGAATGCAGCGTGTGGGTCATTAGCGATAGTCATTTCCATTGGAGTTTCCATCAACATCCAGACTTTACCACCGCCATCATACTCACCTGCTGCTGCATATCTCATACCACCAGAATCAATTAAGTTATCTAGTGCTCCAAAGATTTCAGCATTCTGAAATACTTTGTAGCGATTACCAACTACACCAATTGCTGATGTCTCACCAAATGGTGTGGTTTTAATAACCGCTTTCTTGTTTTCCACTGGTATGCGATTAACTGTATCGCTACCTGGAACTACATAGTTTGCTTCTATNTCGTGNAAAGATACTGACCANTCTANTCCTGCTTGACTGGCTACCTCACTGGCTGATGTTGCTTCAACTGCAACACCTGCTTTATGCCAGGCTGCTTTCCTGGCTGTACCTATAATAGTATTACTTGTCATTTGTTGTATCTCCTTTTTCAATTTCGTAGATAGTATCTACTACTTTTGGATGTAATGTTTCTGCCATTTTTCTTAACTCAGATGATGGCCACTCTGCAGCAAAGACTCGCTTTAATAATGTAGCCAATGGATAATCTGGTTTAAGTTGTAGTACCTCATCAAGGAATTGTGTTGCATATTCTTTTTGTTCTACTTGATATAAGTATCCACAAAATATTGTGGCTAATGGAATTGCTTTTTCTTTTTCAATTACATTACCAAGTAATGAGATGTACTC